GCGCCAGTAAGTTGCGCTCCGCCAACAGCCGCCGCCGCGGTAGGTGATAAAGTAGCCAGCCCGCCATACCCAGCACCATAAACAGGTAGTTGTGAACCGAACAAACGCGAACTAGGCGCTATCTTGCCTAACGCCATCAAACCTTCTTGCGTTATAGTACCCTTGGCAACTTTCTTAATAAGTTCCTGCGTAGGCTTATCAAATCTTGATAGCTTGCGTTCATTGCCCGCTATCTTGGTAAACTCTGACCGCAACACCGACGCGAATTGTCTAGGGTTTTCTAATTTTTGTGATTCGTCGGTTGCCTTTTTAAACGCGTTTTCTAGCGTCTCTGTCTGGTATCCCTTTGACCGCACGGCGCGGGCTTGGTTGAGCAGCGCGCTGGCCGTAGCAGCGTCGCCAGACGTTGTCTGCGCAGGCGTCAACGTCCCCATGAACTCGTCAATGGTATCGTCGAGCGCCTTAACGATAGCACGCTCTTCGGACGTACCGCGTTTTCCGCCAGCTTCGCTATACGGCAGATCGCGGACTGACCGTCTGAACTTTTCAAGCATATCAAACGATATAGGTTTGTCAGCTTTCTTAGCGAACAAATCCAACGCTTCTCTTACCACTTTATCGGTATCGGGGTCATACTTTAGCGATTGCGCTTTTGTGCGGGCTGCGTTTGCCAAATCTGTCATGGTAGTCGGCGCAATGTTGACGTTTGCGGCCTCCATCTGCTTGTAGATTTTAGATGCCTCGCCTTTCAACGCGGCAGCCGGGATAGCCTTTGTCTTAGGCGTAGCGGCCTTAAACCCTGCACCGCCACCCACCAAGGAAAGACCCAGCAACGCCGCGGGGTTTGTCACATCAAAATAGTTTGACGCAACGGACGGAGCAGCAGCCGCTCCTGCGCCTGCCGCGGTCTGCCCGCGTATGTTCTGGCCCATAAAACGCATGAAGTTTTGTGCTTGGGGTGAGGTTGCTTTGCCAGCCAAGGTCTGAAAAGCCTTAGCTTGGCCACCGCCGCCAGCAGCGCCGGACAGAATATCACCGAACACCTGTTCGCCCGGCGTCTCTGGTGCGCGGGCCGCGCCCATGCTTTGGTATCCACGCTGCATGGCTTCTGACGGCAGCGGAACGCGCTGGCCGTCAAAGAGCGGTGTGGCTAGGTTGTAGACGCTTGTGCCAAGATCGCCGAGGCCCAAGGCCAGCACACCGCCCGCAGCGCCAAAAGGCGCACCGACTCCGGCGAAAGGCGCACCCGCCATCGCGCCCATGCCCGCCGCAGTTGCGTAAGGCAGCAGCGCGTTGGCAGCAACCCCAGCTACTTGCGTGGCCTTGTCCATGCCCGTGCGCGGGGCTTTGGCTTGCGGCGCAGTCATAAACTGAGCGTAAGGATTTGGCGCGGTTTCAGGTGCCGGCGCCGGCAAAAACTGAGCGTAAGGGTTTACAGGCTCTCTTGCCATTTACCGGCTCCCCAACGCTTTTGCCGCCGCCCCCGCGCCGAATATAGAGTCAAACAGTTTGCGTTCCGTTGGCGTAGGATTTTTGCGAAGCATTTGAATAGCGGCGGTGGGAGGCGTTGCTGCTGACGTGGTAGGTGTTCGGCGTTCTCCCGGCGGTGTTTTGCTGGCTGGCGGCGTTTCTACGCCTGCAATGCGGGCCATCTTTGTTTTAAGCTGCCCCCATGCGGCCAAACGCTTCCCGGCTGGAATACTTGGGTTCTGCATTTCCCCAACCAACTTTTCAAACATCTTACGATCTTCGTTGGATACGCCCGCGCCCAACTTGTTACCCGGCAACAGCGCCAGCGTCAGATCGCTTCCGATAACTTCAAGCGCGCCGATTGCTTCCATACCTGGCGTAGCGCCGCCGCCCATGCTTTCAGGTATGAAACCCATGATGTCCGCGCCAAGTTTTTCACCCCCGCCGCTTGTAGACCGCTTGATAAGATCAGCCACAGGGTCAGTTTTAGATGTAAAATCAGTTCCCGTGATGTTTTTAAATTCCGTAACTGTGCGCGCGCGGTCAGCAGTTTTAGCCGTTTGCGCAAGCGTTTGCGTTGCTGCGGGTGCTGCCGCACCGCCGCGGACAGGCGTTCCGCCGGGTCTAGCGCCGGTCTCAAATTCACGCATGGCGGCTGCAAGTACGGGCACTTGCGCCGCAGTGATCGGCGCGTTGACATCAATGCCCGACCGCTGGGCAACGTAATTCTTGTAGTTGGCAACTGCCGCAGGCGCGTTCTCGCCGCCGGGAGGCGCATAGCGGCTAATGATCTTGTCAATCGTGTTGATGCCTCTGCCGACGTAATCGTTACGCAGCAAGTTTTCCTGCGCGCCAATGCCTGCCTGCGGCGTATCAAACGTAGCAAACCCGCCGCTGGCTCCTGCGTAACCAGGCTGCGAACGCGCAAAGGAGCCATCTTTGATAGCGCCGGGGTTGGTCTGGAGCGCGGTAGCCACGGGTGTAGCACCGCGGGCGGGGGCGCCCATAGGCGCGGCAGGCATAACGCCGCCGCGCGGCCCACCGACAATACCGCCGCCAGCCACAGGAGGCCTGTAGCCCCCCGTCGCGCCAGCAGCCGCCGGATAGCCTTGTCCAGTGTTGGGATCGACAATAACCGCGCCGATACCTTCTACGTTGACGACAGTCGGTTTCATCGTGACTGCGGCTTCCGAACCGGGGACAACTTCGCCCGCGCCGCCGCCGTATTTACGCGTTCTAAGCACACGCGTAGATGTGCCGAGGTTTTGCGTTGTATAGTCATTAAGCAGTTGATCTTTTGCTTCCAGCGACTGCAACATGGTCTTTTCCCGCCACGCATTAAACGCGGCAGGATCGGACGGCATATCGCTAAGATTCTGGTCAATCTGTTGTGCGGCCCCCGGATAAGTCTGTTTTAAAAAATTTGCTACAACGAGAACTTGATCTGGCGTAGATGAACGCTTTACACCTTCTGCAACAAGATCATAAAACCCTAGTGTACTTTTTTGTTGCGCTGAAAGCGCCTCCGCTTGCGCTTTATCCATGGTAGGGCCTTGCAACGCCACTTCGCGGCCTTCCTTGGCTTTAGCAAGTTCCATCTGCTGCTGTGCTACAGCGGTCTGGCGATCCAGCGCCTGCTGCTGGGCCATGCGGTTAACCATCTGGCCAGCCTGCTGCATAGCCGGGGCCAAGAAGTTACCCTGCGGTGCGCGGGCCTGAAGGGCGATTGCTTGATTAGCCATTGTCCGTCCTTATCGACCCGTGAGAGGCATATTGAAGGCGTTTGTACCCGGCATCATATTATTACCGCCGACGCCGCCCGCTGCTCCGCGGCTCAAATAGCCGATTTGCGCGTTAAGCAGAGGGTACGACGTAGCCGCCTGACCGATGCCGCTCAGCGCGCCTGCCAGTGCGTTGGCGCTGCCGACGTAGCCCGACGCGCGGGCCTGCCCTGCGTTCATCAGGTTAGCCTGCTCGTTCTGGCTTGATTGACCCACTGAGCCGGTCTGCACGTTGGTTGCAGACTGACCAGAACCCATCAGCGACTGAAGCGGGTTGAGCCGCGCGGCGCGCTCTGTCTGGTAGCGGTTGAAGGCGTTGCCATACTCTTGGCTGGCCAAGTCCTGCCCGAACCGCTGGATACCCTTCAGCGTCCCGCCTGACAGCAGACCGCCGCGCGCTGCTGCCGACCGCTCCAACGCCTTCATGCCTTCAGCCTGCCGAAAGGCATAGCCTGGGTCTTGCTGGAACTGGTCAGTGCCAAACGGCTTGGCCAAACTGCCGTAGCCTTCGGCGGTCTTGTCGCCGCCAATACCCAGCAACTGCATAATCTGATCTTGCGCTGTAAGCCCGGCTTGACGAAACGGCTCTTGCAGCCCGATCTGCCGCTCTAGCATCCGTTCGTTAGCTGTCTGCGCGTCCTTCGATGCCTGCACCTGTGCGGCGGCGGCTTTCTTAGCGCCGCTCGACGCAATCAAACCGCTGCCAACGGAGGCTACCGTGCCAATCGCTACTGCTGCTGCCAAACCCATCTTAATGCTCCGTCAATTGCATACGGTAAACTTGGCTGTAATCTAGCGCGCCTAGCCGCTTGTATAACACGGAAAGTCTAGGGCCGGAACCCCGCTGACCAGCTTCTAGAAACACTTCGTCTACACCACGTTTTTTCAAGTCACGCAACGCCGCGCGTTGCAATTTTAAGCCAAGACCGGGAACCGCTGAGTCGGCGTAAAACGTCGTGTGCGTAGCCGTAGTCAAGTTTTCATCCGCCAGCGACGGCGCAACAAGCGTCATTAGGTAGCCAAACATACGCCCATTGCAGCGGGCAGTCATGATCTGCATAGCCCCCGCATCATAGATGCGCTGCATTAGACTGATGTTCTTGTTCTGCCAGTTACCCGGCGCTTCGCCGACAGCCACCAGATGATCATCAAACAACCTTGCCGCGCCGTCTAGCCAATCATCAAAGGTTTCGGTCTGGAACGTGATGCCCTCTGGCTCGACAGGCTCACGGGTAGCCATAGCCGCAAGCGTCTGGTGCTTCGCGATAGCGGCTACCTTATCCAACGCAGGCTGGTACGCCTGCGCGTATCGCATCAGCGCGGGCATATCTATCTGCACGTTTACAGGGGCTAACCGCGCCCAATGCTTGTGGTCGTGCGCGTGGGGGAGGCAATGCTCGAACGCGGCGGCGCAAACCGTCTCGTCGTTCAGATCGTCAAAGTTGACCGAGAGGACGTTATCGCACCGTGCTTCGATCTGGTCTAGCTTGCGGTCTAACTTGGATATGGTTCGTTCAAGCACGGCGCGGTCAAAAGACAGACCGGGGATATTCATCAAGCTATCCACCACTTCGCTAACCGGGCGGCGCACGATCAGGATGCGCGCGCCAGGTGCAAAACGGTCTAGCAGACGCCACCACGGCGCGGCGGCTGTCTCTGCGGTGCCAATGTTAGGCTGCGAGAACCATGCCGTTACGTCGTCAAGGCTGCGTGTGTGGCGCAGTTCTTCATGCCCGCACATCCAATCGCCATACGTCAGAAACCGCGACAGCCAAGCTGTACGCGATCTAGGCAACGCAAGGACGACAAATGGCGGCATCAGCTAACCAGACGCCCCGAGGCGCGGATGTTGATAGCCGACGCCGTGCCAGCGATTGTGGAGATGAAGCCATTGTTGGGCAGGACGTGGCCGACCAGTTCCGGGAACGTGTACGTCTCGGCAGGCTGAAGCGTCTTGGTCTTGACGATCAAGTTGTCATTGCCCGCGCTGCCAGCAGCCGTGACCAAGTTGACGCTGATCGTCGCAGCCGAGGCGCTGTAGTTCGTCGCCGTGAACTTGTCGATGATTGTCTGCACGCCGTTCGACGTGTACTGCGTAACTTGAGTGGCTTCCGCCGTCTTGGCGGGGATGATATTGCTGATGTTCACGGCCATATTGGGTTCCTTAATACAGCAAAGTGTTAAACGAAGCGGCTTGCATGATAACCCAGTTTGTGCCGTTTGACACTAGGGTAGCCCAGTTACCAGACACATCAGTCAAAATAGCAGTCCCGGCTGCGCCGCCGCCCTGCGGCACGACGTTACTGGATGCAGAGACAAGGTTCTGGGCTTGGTTGTTTTGGAACGTAAGATACCGGCCAGAGTACGTCGCGGCGGACGGCAGCGTGACGGTGCAAGTCGATCCAGACTTGTTGTTGATGATCCACGTTTCGTTGTACGCGACCGTGAAGTCAGCGGTCTTGGTGACCGGTGCTGTCGAGGATGGGTTCAACGCCCGTATAGCTAACTCATCAAGCGGCGGCGGCGACAAGGCCAACGCCTGTACTTCGCTCTGTACAACCGCTAAGGCAGCTATTGACGCGCTGGGCGATGTAACCGCTAACGCCTGAATATCGCTTGCCAAGACCGCTTCACCAGACACGCAACAGTCGGGCTGCGTCTCTGTCGCCTGCGCAAGCTCGGCCAGCATGGCGTCATAGGATGCCAGCAGCGACGACGTGTCGGGCGAGAGTTCCGTCTCAGATTGGTTGGTCTGCGTAGCCGTCAGCAGCGACAGAAAGAACCGATACCACTCACGGCTAATCGCGCCTGACCGTTCGTCAATCAAATTGACGCGCGGCGGCGTGATCTGCGTAGGGTTGATCGGCGCGAGTGCCATCAGGCCCGCGTCCCGCTCAAGGCCAACTCAGCGCCCATGATGTAGATGCGCACCGGATCAGTACCAGACACCTCGTACACCCGGTCGCGAATCTTCATCGTTGCGCCAAGACGCCGCCAGATCGTGCGATTGCCGTATTCGCCAATCGCCCCCATCGACTTCCAATGCTCGTTCGACCAGGTATGCCCACCATCGTCAGAGAAGCGCAACATAACTTGCGGGTTGCTGCCTTGTCCAGTGTTCAGCCCCACGCCGGTCTCGCAGTCTAGCTGCATGGCGTGCTGGATGGTGCGCGTCAGGTTGTTAGCGCCGGTTGGCAACGCCCGCCACGACCGCAGCCACTTCTGCGGCTGGCCGTCGTCGGCGTACACCTCAAGGTCAAACTTGTAGAGTTTGCCGTTCTGGTAGTCACCAACAGCGTTTGTGGCGTTGAAGAACATCTGGCTGTTGGCGCGGTGGCGGTTAAAATCGCCGTTGGCAAAGGCCGCGCGTTCGTGCCATGCGCCCGTTGCCACGTCAAACACCCACGTCGTATCGGCTGATGGAAAGTTCAGCACATAGAAGCTGTGGCCGTCCTGCTGGTAGGTGTAGCCCACAGCGTCGCCGATGTTGGCGTATTCCTGCATCTGCCATTCGATAGCGTGCGTGGACACGCGCTGGCCGATGTAGCCAGACGCGCGGAAAACCATGCCCTGCCCGCGAGCATCCTTGCCCAGCCAGTAAATCTGGTTGTCCATCTTGGCGATGCTGTGCGGCGAAGCGCAACCGAGTTCGTTGAACGCACCCTGGATGCGTGCCAGCGGAAAGTCGAGCAGCCCTGCGTCGTACCAAACTTCAGTTGAGTTGGAGCCAAACACCCAGACTTCGCGGTGATCGACAAAAATTGCCACCACGTTGTCAGGGTTGCCTTCGGCGCTGGCAAACTCCAGCGGGTCAATGCTGGTGCCGTCCAGCAACTGCGTCACCCAAATCTTCTGGCTGTTGGGTTCGTTGAACACAAAATAGCCGTCGATGTACCCGACCGTCACCGCGCCGGGAAAGTCTGGGTCTGTGATTTGTTGAAACACATCGGTGCTGGAGTTATAAATATAACCCAGCGGATCGGCGGCGATGAATAGCTGCGTGCCGTTGTCGGCCATGCTAACCGGCCCTGCACCTGCTATCGCGCCTTTGGCAACTGCAACCCAACTGCTGTTGATCTGATACAGCGTGTTGCCCGACACAGCGTAGCCGTAGTCGCCAAACTGCCACAGTCCACGGACAGGGCCAACGCCGAGAGTAGCCAACAAAGTCAGCCCCGGCGCACGCTGAAGGAACGCAGGCTCTTTGCCGCCTTCCGGAACGACTTCCGGAAAGAGGTTGACCATGCGGTTGTCGGCGGCGTTGACGCTTCGAGCGACATACGCCGACCCTAAGATCGGCGTCTTCATCAGTAGTTACCCGCGTACACGTTAAACCGCTGCCGCGACGCCACAAGGCTGTAGGGCATGGACATGATGTCGTCTGGGTTGTTGATGCGCTTGAGGTTGCGCTTGCTGGTCATAGCAATACGCATGACCTGTGAGGATGGTTCCATACCAAACTCAGGCGACATTTCCGTGGCAAGGTTGTACCGAAAAGCGCGCAGATACCCTGGCGGGAAGTGCAATTGGGTAGCCAGCGTTGCAGGCTGCGTGAGTTCTTCGACAGAGATGAAATGCCATTCCAGATCGCGCGTCGGACGCGGGTAGATGTACATCTCAATGTCGGGGAACGTCATGTTGACAAAGATGACTTGCGGGAAGGTCGAGGTGACCGTCTTGACCGCAATGCCATTGTACTGCTGCTGGTTGATAAACTTGATGCCGTAGCTGACGCCCGTGCCTGGGTCGCGGAAGTAGGTGCTGTCTTCGAGCAACACCGGGCGGCTACCGACGAAGTTACCTGATGGCCCCAGCGTGCGCGACAGCACTCCCGATGGCCATGTGAACATCTGATCCTGCGTGGAGAACACCGCCAAACGCTCAGTGTTCCAGCTATCAATCATCTGGTTCATCGCGTTCAGTGCGTCCTGCGATGTTTCCGCGGACGGCACTTCGCCTTCTGCCAGAACACCCAGAAGTCGCAGCGACCCGTTGATGATGTCTCCGGCAGTCGTCATTGGTTAGCCTTCCTGCTTCGCGCGGGGGCGTC